CGATCTGCTCGACCGGCAGCGTGGGGGCGGGGCGCGCGCGCTCGGCCTCCGGGCGGTCGTCTACGACCTCGATATCGAGCTTTTCCTCCGGCGGCAGCGCCGGTTTCCCTACACTCGGGTTCATCAGGTCTTTACCTCCTTGGGCCGCGTCAGCACGGCCTCGATCGAATCGTCGTTGAGCAGCCGGTAATGCACGTCCGATCCCTCGGCCAGGCGGATGCGCGTGCCCATGTGGGCGCGGAACATCACCCAGTCGCCCGGCTTGCACCAGGACCCGTTCGGGAAGCGCTTCTCATCCCGGTAAGCGTCGGGGCCCAGCAGGCAGACTTCGCCGATCATGGCCGATTCCTGCTCCACCTCGACCGCGTGCGCGGTCTTCCACAGCCCTGATCCGTAGCGCTCTTCCGGCGTCTGCACCCGGACCAGCACTTTGTACCCGCAGGGCATCACCGCGGGCGTTTCTTCCTCGGGCGCGGCCACAGCCAGCACCGCCTCTGCTTTCACCACTTACTCCTCCTCTTCCTGGGAGCTCACGAGCGCCAGCCACTCGGCCTGGGCCGCCCGCAGCCCGGTGATCTGCCCGACGACGGCCCTGTAGTCGACGTACTCCTGGCACCGGCCGGAGGCCAGGTGCTCCTTGAGCGAGTCGATCTCGGCCGTAAACCAGAGAGTGAAATCACTCTCCGTTCTCGGGCTTCGGTTTTTCACCGGCATCCTGTTTCTGCCTGGCCTGCAGCTCGCGCTGCTTCCTCTGCTCCTCGCGCTGTTTTGCCTGCTCCTCGATCTGCTTCTTCTGCAGCTCGTGCTGGCGTTCGCCCTGGCGCATGCGCTCGCCGTGCTGGCGTTCGCCCTGCCGCTCCTGGGCCCGGGTGCGGTCGGCCTCCAGCAGCGCGTCCCGGCGCTCGGCCTCCTCGCGCTGCGTGAGCTCGGCCGCCGTCTGCAGCTCCTGGCTGCGCACCTGGGTGCGGGCCTGGGCCTGCTGCGACGAGACCTGGTCTTCGGAGCGGCGCTCGGCGGAGGCCAGCTTGTCGCGTTCGAGATCGAGCTTCCGCAGGGCGATTTCGAGCGTGGCCTTCATATCGGCCAGCTCCAGCCGCAGCTTCTCCTGGCCCTGGCGCAGCTCCTCTTCGTTGGTATTGCGGCGCTCTTCGAGATCGGCCGCGCGGATCTCGGCTTCCGACCGGATGCGCCCGGCGTCGGAGGCGGCCTGGGCCTGCGTCTTCGCCTGGGCGGTGGCCGCCTGCGCGGCGATGCGCTCCCGTTCGAGCGCCGTCTTCTCCTGCGACTCGGCCGCCTTCGCCTGCAGCTTGGCCATGTCGGTCTGCGCCTTGGCTTCCGCCGTCTGAGCTTTCACTTGGACCGCCTGGGCCTCGATCTTCACGCGCTCCTGCTCCAGCTGGTAGAGCGGATCCTGCTGCTTCTTCTTCTGCTCTTCCTGCTGCTGTTTGGCGGCCCGCTCCTGCGCCAGCTTGCGCCCGGCCTGGGCTTCGAGCTGCGAAAGCTGCTGCTCGATCTCGGGCGGGATGGGCTCGCCGACCGCGGGCAGGGGCACGCCCAGGTGCTTCTCGATCTGCTTGCGGTATTCAAATCCGATGTGTTCGGCCAGATGCGCCGAATACGCACCCATGATGGAATTGGCGAGCGGGGACTGCGAGAGCGTCTGCTGCAGCTGCTGGTCCTGCGCAAACGCCATATGCACCTGGATGTGCGCGGCGTGGTCCTGAAACTCGTAGGCCTTGACCGGCTTCGAGGCGATCATCGCCATGTTCTCCGAAACAGGATCGAGCGGCGGCGTTTTGGGCTCCGGGACCAGGTCCTCGGGCGGCTCGATCCCGAGCGTCGAGAGCATCTCGCGGTGCAGCCGGGGGATGGCGAAGATCTGCGGGGCCTGCTGGGCGAAGAGAATGGCCGCCTGCAGCTGCATCACGCGCTGCGCGGTGGTGGCCGCGGCCGGGTCCGAGACCGGCCGAATCGACATGCGCCGGGCGTAGTCGGCCCGCTTGATCGAGCGGGGCGCGTTCGCCACCTCGTAATCGTAGGCGTCGGAATCGTAGCGCCGGATGCAGTCGGCGATCAGGTTGAGCTCGATCTTGAAACTCGCGTGCAGCCGGGCCTGGACCGCGGTGATCACCTCCGACGCGCGCTCGATGAGCGCGAGGATGGTGCCGACGGGCGCGTTGGCCGACATGGAGGTGATGTCGAGGTCGGCGATCGATGCGAATTCCTTGCCCTGCTGGGTGAGGTCCTTGTACAGGCTGTAGAGAACGCCCGACGGCTCCTTATAGGGAAGCGGGAGCAGCCCGTCGGTGATCTTGCCCGAGGCCACGTCCACGTCACGCCACTCGCCGGGCGCGATCGGCTCGTCCTCGCCCTTGACCCTGAATGTCCTGGCCTTGAACCCGCCGGGGATATTGGCGAGCGTGCCGGAATCGATCAGCTGGCGCAGCAGCGAGGTGGCGGATTTCGCGATCGAGCCGATCAGGTGGATCAGGCCGTAGCCGTAACTCGACAGGCCCGGCACGTAGCGGTAGTGGACGAAGTGGACGATCTTGCGCCGCAGCGGATCGTCCTCGACCCAGTTGCGCCGGATCGAGAGCACCTGGCGCTGCGACCGCTCCCACACGACCACATAGGGCAGGGGCACGGGGCCGCTCGCGGTCTCGTCCCCGTCCGAATAATCCGGGTCCTCGTCCGCGTCTTCGGAAAGCCGGGTGTCGAGGTGCATCTCGACGAGCGAGTACAGCTCGTTGTGGTCCTCCTGCGGGCGGGTGCCGGAGAGCCGGTCCTCCTTCTCGTCCGCATCCCGGCGGTCGAGGGTTGCGCCGCGCAGGTCGCAGTCGCGCCAGTACCCGGCCTGCTGCAGGCGGCGCACGTCGGCATGCGACTTCTTATACAGCTCGGCATAGCGCGGGCAGGATTCCAGATGGGGAAACCCGGCGGGCATGACGAAGTCGACCGCGGGCACGAAGCAGGCCGCGGGCCGCCGGAGCGAGTAATCGTGATAGATCTTGCGGAAGGCCGAACCGGCCACAGGCAGCGAGAACAGCAGCTGCTCGGTGTCGGGGTAATACTCCGGCATCTTTTCGAGCGCGTAATAGTTGAGGTCGTCCCGGACGCGCCGGGAGGCGGCCAGCTGGTCTTCCGTCTGCGCCCCGTAGACCCTGGCGTCGGCCGGGCCCTTGGCCGGGAACAGGCGCACACTCGCCTTCGACTGGAACCTCACCGCCGATTCAAGGATCATGGGGTGGGTGACGCCGCACGCCCCGCGCCAGGGGAAGTTCCGGTCCACCATCATGATACCGAGCAGGTCGAGCCCGCGCGTGTAGGCGTCCTCCCAGTCCTTGCGCGAGAGCAGGTCGGATTCGAGCAGCTCCTCCCAGCGATTCGAAAGCGCGCTGAGGGTCTCCTCCGACAGGTAGTCGGCCAGGTTCGCGTCGAAGGCCGGGGGCGGAAGCGCGGGTTCTTCGATCAGGGCGGCGGCGGGTGCGAGCGGGTCGTCCTCGATCACATCCACATCGACCGGCAGCGAGTCGTAGTCGAGCGGCGCGGTAGTCATGGGCTTGACGATCATGCTTTCTTCTCCTCCGGATATCTCTTCGAGGGATGCACCCGGGACCAGCAGCCCGTACCCGCTTGGTAGCTGGACAGGGACACGAAATCGTGATCCGCCGGAATCACACCCTGGTCACGATGCACCCAGCGCGGCAGGTCGCACTTCAGGCATGCCTGAAAATCCGCGTACGGCAAGCCCCGGAAAGTTTTCACTCCTCTTCCTCCGGCAAGCAAGGACAGTTGATATTGCGCGGCAGCCCGCAGTGCGGGCACAGATCGAACAGAGCCGGGAGTTCCGGTTTCCGCCACAGCCACAGCGGTGTGTTCTCGCCCATCCACGCGCCCGACACGTTGAACGAGAAAAACTCGTGCGCCTCTTCATACGTCATGCCGCGCTCGGCCAGGATCTGAACGCATTTCTCAGCGTCGTAGACGACGAGAAAGGGCTGGCCGCAGCGCTCGGCGATGCCGATAATGGCGGCGTCGAAGCCGTTGGCGGTGAGCGCCTCTTCGTTGAATTCCGAGATCCACTCGCTCAGGTGTTCGGAGGCAGGCGTTTCCGGCATTAGCGTTCCTCCGGCTCGGAAGCCTGCGGCTTCTTCTTAAAGGAGAGGGCCTGCGCCTTCCAGAGATTGCGGTTGCGGGCGATCTCGCGGTAGAGGGGCAGAAGCACGGCCACGCGCTCCTCCAACTTGGCGACGACATCAAGCAGATCAGGTTCCGGCATCTTAGTAGTACTCCTCCCGCGGCTCTTTCGGCCGCCACTCGTCGTCCTCGTCGTAGAGATCGGAATCCATGCGTACGAACCCGCCCGCGCGGAAGCGCTGCAGGGCCTGAACGCCGGAATCCATCAGGTCGTCGTGGTCGGAGTCCGGGAACTGCGCGAACTGCTCGATGCAGACGTCGACCAGCGGGTGCGGCAGGTAATAGACAAGCCCGCTTGAGAACAGGTCCGAGACCGCGTTCAGCCGGGCCAGTTTGTCGGCGTGGCAGGTGGGCGCGTGGCGCTCGACCGGCAGGCCCATGCGCGCCAGCTCGTCGATCAGCGGATCGCCCGATGCCCGGCCCTCGACCACGAGCGAATCGGGCCGGTGCAGCCGCCACAATTCCACCGCTTTTTGTTTTAACTCCGGAAACGAGAGCTTGGCCTCGAAGCAGTCGATCAGCAGGATCGCGTAGGGCGCGGCCCCGGCGGATGCGCCCGGCTGGCGGCGCGGGGAAAACACGCCCCAGTAGGTGCAGGCCGAGGGATCGCCCTTCTTCGACTTGCCGAAGGAGGTGTCCCACGACTGGATCGTGAACTCCAGGCGCGGGGCGCGCCCGGTCCAGGGCTTCCACCAGCCGCGCTTGACGATCGCCGACTCTTCCGAAACCGGGTTCTGCTGGTAATTGGCGAACCAGCGCTGCGGAGGCAGCGTCTTCTGCAGGCGCTGCAGGTCGGCGATCGGCCAGAACTCGGGAAAAAGAGCCTCCCCGCTCGGCAGGATGGCGGGGAGGCTGATCACTTCCCACTGGTCCGCATAGCGATTTTCCGCGGCCCGCTTGAGCAGGCGGCCCACCAGGTCGCGCTTCGACCAGCGGGTCATATTGATCACGATCGCG